ATGGGCAGACGATTCGGCACCATCAAGCACCGTCCCAACAAGGAGCATCCGAAGTACATCTCGGCCTCGTACCCCACGCCGATCGAGGCGCGCGAACTCGACCCCACGCTGCCAGAACGGCAGTCGCGCAACTTCCCGCTGTCGGCCGAGATCGACGCACGCGCATGGCTCGAGGCCGCCCGCAAGCGCATCGAGGCGGGCGCATGGCAGCCCGACCGCGACGTGCAGCGCCGCCGGCTCGCGACGACCATCACCTTCGGCGAATACTTCCCGCAATGGCTCGCCGCCCGCACCCGCGCCGACGGCACGCCGCTGCGCGCATCCAGCCGCTCGCGCCTCGACCGCGACGCCGCGAACCACGTGCTGCCGTATTTCGCGCACGTCCGTCTCGCCGATATCACCCAATCGATGGTCGACCGGTGGCTGGCGACGCTGCCCGCAGATCAGCCCTACGTGCGCGCCCACGCCTACAAGGTCGTCCGCGCCGTCCTGCGCACGGCGTCTAAGCCCGGCGACGACGGCGAACCGCCGCTGATCGCCGCATACCCGCTCACAAGGGGAGTGGCCACGCCGAAGCGCGAAGGCACGACCGTGCCGGCGACGCCGCAGGAGGTGCACGCCATCTACAAGGCGATGCCGCCCGAATACCGCATGGCCGTCTACCTCGCCGTCTTCTGCGACGGGTTGCGCATCGGCGAGGTATGCGCGCTGCAGCGCGGCGACATCGACCTCGAACACCGCATCCTGCACATACGGCGCGGACGCCTCACCGAGGACCCCGACAGCAAGATCGGCCCACCCAAGACCGCCAACTCCATCCGCGACGTCAAGATCCCGCCACAGCTCATCCAACCATTGCACGACTTCCTCGACGACCACGTCGAGAACGGCGACGACGCATGGATCTTCCACGGCGTGCGCGACCACACCCAGCCCGTGCACCCCAACACCATCCGCACCCACTTCGACCACGCCCGCCGCAAAGCCGGCAGGCCAGACCTGCGGTTCCACGACCTGAGGCACTCGGCCCTCACCTGGCTCGCCGCCGAAGGCGCCACGCTCAAGGAGCTGATGGAATCAGCAGGCCACAGCGATGTCAGCGCCGCCATCCGATACCAGCACGCCGTCGACGCCCGCCGCGACGCGCTCGCCGAGAAGATGGGAGAGAAGCTCATGGCCGAGGACACGCCCGAGACCGTCATGGCCCGCATCCGAGACATCGACCGCAGGATCGCCGACCTCGAAAGCCTCAAGGCCAAGGAGAAGCTCCTGCTCCAGCGCCTCATGCAGGACATGTGACGGCGCCGCTCAGCCGTCGGCATGCTTGCGCGGACGTCCGCCGCTGGTAATGCCGAGCCGCTCGGCGACCTGCTTGACGCCCAGATACCGCTCAGCCATGCTGCGCGCTTCCCGTCAGCGAGAACACCGCGGCGATGACCGCGCACCCGAACGTGATGAGCCATGGCCATGCGAACCACGCGCTCGCGGCCGTTCCAAACGCGAACACCGCGCCCACTACCGATTCGTACCTCATGATGCCTTCGACAGGGTTATAGGAGGCTATCATTTGTCTGCAAATCGGTTTTCGATGAGGCCCATCTCGCGTCCTTCTTCTGTCAGCCCATGTGCCCACTGATCTAGGAAACGGAAGGGAATGCGTAGTTCCTCTGCGGCTTTTACCGCATTGATTGGCTTGTCTAATTTCGGTGTGGCGTCATAGTCGTTGACTGCATAGCATGCCTCGATCATCTGTTTGAAGAGCAGCGGTTCTTCCTTGCCGACGACAACTGGTTCGTTGATACGCCATCCGCGTGAGGAGAGTTGGATCTGCAAGGACTGATATCGGTGCTGATCGATGATGGAAAGGGCATATGCCCGCTGGATGATGGCCGCTATGGAAATTCCCCATCCGGCCTTGATCTGTGCCATCTGCATCAGCGTAGATTGTTGGTTGAGGATAGTATGGGCGTCGATTGCGGGAAGCAGCAAAGCACCGGCGAAAAGGTTCGCCTCGCGTTCGGTCTGCTGTGGTGTGGATGGGCGGCGGCGTGCATGCAGGATCAGATGTCCGAGTTCATGCGCTTTTGTGAACCGAAGCCTATCTCCTGAGATAGATGCGCTATCTGCGTATCCGATGCAGGCGGAGTTGTCCGTGGGGTGGCAGACGCCCTCGCTGTTTACCGGACTTTCGACGGATACAGCCGGTGAATGTAGTGGTGCCATGACAATACCGGTTCGTTCCAATGACCTAGTCATGTTATTCACTGCGCCCGTATGCTCAATTCCGAGATGCTTGCGTGCTTCAGCCGCGATACGATCGATGGTCTCCACATCCAATGGTGAACTCTTGGTAGGTGCCAATGCGCGGATCCACGCAGTGCAATCCTTCATGGAGAGTTTCTCGCGGAGTCGACGGACTGCGTAACAGAGGGAGGCGAACTCAATCGATACAGCGGAGAGCTCGGCGGCACTAGAGCGGCTTCTCTTCCGGTAGGTTAGAGCGGTCATCGGCGGCACATTGCGTGTCAGCATGAAGAAGGAGAGGGGATAATCCAGTGCCTTCGCGATTTTTGCGGCGTCCTGTGCCGTGAAGGGGATGAAGCCGTTTTGCAGTTTACTAATCTTCCCTTGCGATATCCCGGTGAGTTCAGAGAGCCGCTTTTGTGTCATGCGCTCCAGACGGCGGGCAAGTTCGATCGTAGATGGCTGCAGGTAGGGACTTGTCGTCGTTCCGTTGTGGTCGTCCTTCTTCTCATAAGCATCGTATTGACTCATAGTGCACTCCTGATGCCGAGTCGCACGACTCGGGCTTATTGATTGTTCTCCGACTCCTCATCTCCACCATTATCGCCGAGACTGTCGTCTGTGCTTGTCTCCGAATCCGGTTCAGGGCGTAAATCCTCTGGCACCTCTTCGTCGACGATCAGCGTGGGCAGCAGGTTCTCTTCTCCGTCGGTGGGTACGAATTCCATGTCGGAAATATCCGGCATCTGGCCCTGCAGAGTCAAACTGAAGTCCCACTTGTTCGCAGCGCCGAATCGACCTGCCTCTATCGGGCGATACGCTGTCAGCGATACAGGTTCGTCAATCTCACCACTCCACGCGAGGATGATGTGGCTGCGATCAAGCTTTGGCGACATTCGATTGGGTCTGGCGAACAGGCTCGTTTCCATAGGCGTAAGTTCACCGGGTCCGAGGCATCGCTGTTGCGAGAAGAATGCACGATCCGTGGTTGATGGATTGGGTTTGGGAAGACCTCCCGTGATTGGATCCACGCGTCGCAGGTAGCAGGGCAAACCCGTGTTCACTTCCATAATGCGTAGGAAACCGCGATGATCACACAGAATCCAAGATCCATCGGAACGTTCATTCCAGAGTTTTGCGCTTCGCTGACTCACCATACGTGAGATATTCCCGCGATTCTGTTGTGTTGTGAACAAGTCCGAAGGATACCGCGCCTTGACGTCCGCCTTCGCTTCCTCCAGCACGTCGAAAAGCGCGGGGCATAGATTCTGGAGGGAATCATAAAGCGCTTCCTTCTCGGAAAGTGTCCTGAACCGTTCTTCACTGTATTCCAATGATGTCCTCCATGATCGGCGAAAATACTGTAGCAGCATTCCTAGAGGAATATTTTACACCACAAAGAAACATTTGTGGGGCGGAGTGTCGCACTTAGAAGACAGTGGGAACCCTTGGTCATGATCACGCATCCGAATCTCATTGCACCACTAGTCGCGGATCGTCATGCAGGCGCTCGCGGAACGCCTCGACGGTCCATGGCAGTACGTTGAGCTCGCGCGCCATGCAGATCGTGTTGCCTTCGTACACAGTCTCGGCGTATGCGTACTCGAGCGGCGAGATCAGCATCGCGGCCGCCTCGATGTCCGCGCGCCGCTCCGTCCACCGGTCGCACCGGCAACCCGCGTCATGATGCCGCGCATGGCTGATCTCGTGTGCGAGCACGCACCGGCGCTGCACGTCCGTCAGCCGCGAGTCCAGGACGATCAGATCCAGACCGGGCGCGTAGAAGCCCTCATAGCCGCTAGGCAGCTTCCGTTCGGCCACACGCGCCCAACGCGACGCCTCCATAAGCGGTTCGTTCACAATCGCACCTCCCGCGAATGCACGAAGACCACCGACCGGAATCCGGAAGGTGGTCTTCGCGAACTGAGGCGTACCCAGCTTGATCACATGCGCAATCCTACCGAATTTCCCGTGGGTCAGCAAAGGGCCCGTCGTGCGGTCTTGCGTCACTCCTCGGTTTGTGGTTCGGGATGCTCCGTGTCGGGTCTGATGATGTTCATGGAATCGAAGGAGACGTCGCCGGCCTTCACGATCGGCAGGAGGGGGGCAGGTTCTTCAATGCGGGCGGCCTGCTGGCTGATCGACGCGCGGAAGTACGGGTAGACAGCGAAGAAGGCGACGCGGGAGAAGAATTCGCATATCAGCTCGTCGCTCACCTCGGCCGCGGTACATCCTTCAAGCGCGTAGTCGATGCTGTAATGCACCTCGTAGAACGCGTCGTCGCTCCTGAGCCGCATGCCGGAGATGAAGTTGAGTTCTTCGTCAGTGATGCCGGCGGCGACCTTCCACTGCGCCTGATCCGGCTCCAGGCTCTGCGCCTCGGGCACAACGCTTCTGATGAACTCGAGCATTCCCTCGCGCTCGTACTGCATGCGCAGATTGATCAGGGTGGCGTGGTGTAACAGTTCCTCTATCGTCATGACTGCTCCCGTCATATCAGGCCACGAACTGTGCGGCCATATAGTCCACGGTCATTCGCCTGTTCGTCTGGACATCGTTACGAGCCTCGGGGCGCGTGAAAACGGCGAACGTCTCCCAATCTTCGTCGGGCTGGACCGCATGCGTGACGATGCATCCGAGTGCATTCGCATAGCGGCCCAGCGTATCCAGCGTCGGGCTTGAATTGCCGGTCTCGATGGCCGACACGGCCGGCTGTGTGATGCCCATGCGGAAGGCGAGCTCCGTCTGGGTGACGTGCATCGCCTTGCGCTGCGTCACCAATGCCTGAAGCAGCGCCTTGTCCTCATCGATCTGCCTGCGTGCGCGTCGACGCAGCATCTTGAAATCAACGGACGAGTAGTCCATGACGGCTCCTCCTACTTGTTTGAATATAAAATATAGTTTATATCACCGACGTTGGCATCCTTGAACCGTTCCTACGACAGCCGAATCGGTTCGATGCACGACCAACCGCGGCGCTCGCACTCATCCAACCGGAACGCCGCCTGCTTGGCGGCGGCGGTTTGCTTGCTGCGCGTCGCCTCGTCGTCCACGTCCTCCAGCTTCACCATGAGCCAGGTCGCTACGATCGAATTCGGCCGTTCTTCAGGTTCGCCATGGAAGAGGCGCGAGCCCACATAGCCGCTCCGTCGCGCTGAACGCTGCGTGTTGTCCCAGTTGTTCTTGATCTCGAACACCGTCCACGGCTTCGTGACAGTCGGAGTGATGACGCGCACTTCGCGAACCGGCTTCAGTATGCCTCGACGGGCGCGGTCGAGCGTATCGATGAAATCCTCCATCGCGCGGGCCGCTTGGAACGGACTGTGGAATTTCGGCAGCACGTATCGCTTGAACGCCTCCTCCACGGTCCGGGCGTCCGGCTTCGGATACCAAAACAGATCATGCGCCCCGCTCCGGCAGCACAACGACGAATCGGACTCCCTCCACGGGATTTCCTGTTCTTCCATCAATCACTCCCATATCCGTAGCGGTACCAAGCCTCTTACGGTAGTTCCTTGTACTCGGTCCGCTCACCGCTTCCAGCGCAGCCTGCCGTCGGCGGCGACGCGACAGGTGAGTGTCGCGCCTCCGCGATCGGAGGTTCCGGTGGCGCCCTCGGAGGAGCAGAACGCGCCGCCATGCACGGTGCCCACGTTCTGCGTGGCCTGCTGCTGTGGCGTCTGGGGAGCGGCCTGCTGTTGCGTGGATCCGTCGGCCTGGACCTGTTGGACCTGCTGCGACTGCTGCTCCTGTTCCGCCTGGCGTTGCGCCGCCTGCAGCTCCTGCTCGCGCTTCTTCTTCTCCTCCTCACGGCTGGCGATGCTCTTCTCGCGCTCGTCGAGCTGCGACTGGCGTTCCTCCTGGGATTTTTGCTGCTCGTCGAGCTTCTTCTTCTGCTCGTCGAGCTCCTTGGACTTCTCATCCAGCTCGTCCGACTGCTTCTCCAGCTCGGAGAGCTTCTCCTCCGTGTCCTTGAGCTGCTTCTCCAACTCGCCGAGACGCTCCTCCGAAGTCTTCGCCTTCGCCTGCTCGCTCGACAACTGCCGCTGCAGGTCCTGGTACTCCGACGACTTCGTCGGATCCGAACCCGAGCCTCCGATGCCGACGCCAAGGAAGAACACCAGCACACCCACGACCCACTTGACCCACGGACGGTGCTTCTTCTCCGGCGTATGCTTCGGACCGGATCCGGCAGCGTCGCCTGCACCCGGCACCGACGTAGACTTCGCCGTCCCGTCCGTGGGCGCGTTCCGGCCATCAGGTTCCCGAGTCTCGTCCGGCGTATGCTTCACCCCGCTCATGATGCTCTCCTTCTCTCAACCTTCACTGGTTATCGATGGCGCCCCAAACAACCTGCGCCCTGCTTCCCGACATCCTTATGGATGCCGGGTCGGCACCGCGACGACGCGGCGCCAAACTCCTTACGGCAGATCCTCGTACTCGGTCTGCTCGCGCTCGATGTCGCCCCTCTTCGCGGCGACGTCGAACTGTTCCAGGTGCGCGGCGACGTACGCGGCCTGCTTGTCCGCCGACCAATCCGACATGTCCGGCACATCAGTACCGGCGCGCGTATTCGCGAGCGCCGCATCCGCCGCATCCGCAGCATCAGCAGGATCGGAGGCACTTGAGGGCGCGGCGGTGACGTCAAGATTGTTGTTTGCCGTCACGCGGGCAAGTGCTGCATCGAGCGTTCGCGAGGGTGAGATATGCAAGACCGAGCAGAGCGCCAAGAACTCCCGCAATGTCGGCGATCCGTGTGAATGCGAAAAGAGGTTTGCCACTCGCGGCGGGCTGACATTGATTGCCTTGGCCAGCGCTCGATCTGATATGGGGATCGCAGCTCGTTGACGAGCGTCGTCAATGAGCTGCATGACAGCGATGTCTGCTGGTTCCCATGAGTCTGCATATTTCCGAGCCATGCTGACATCATAATATGCTTCATCTTTTTTACAAAACGACACACTGATGTTGCGTAAGTGTAAGTCTGTTGTTACACTCAAGACATGGTGAAAGAACAGACTTACATAATGCAACAAGCCGCTTGCAGTGCTGTTGATTTTCTACGTCGTGCAGCCAGGGCGAATGACCTGACCAAGGCGCAGATGGCTCAGATCGCCGGAGTGTCTACGCCTACCCTCGATCGGCGATTTGAGGATGGCGACCTCAGGCTTTCACAGTTCCTGAGGTTAGCGGCAGCAGCTGGAGTCAAGCCGTCTGAAGCCATCAAGCTTTGCGATGATGCGGTCGAAGCATGTAACAAGCGCGCCGAAGCGCTCGCGTCCAAGGAGGAATCGAAATGACCACGACACATGACACCGGCATCAGCTGGACGGAATGCCCGGTATGCGCCGGACTGCACCGCGCGTACGAGCAGGCCCGCGCTGAGGCAGAGAAGGCGTGGGAGTCGTACGAATCGGTCGATTTCCAGTACCGTCAGGCGCTGGACGACGGCCGGTGCGGCTTCGGCACGAGCTCGTGGACCCGCTGGCACGACCTGCTCGACGAGCTGCGGCACACGTACTACGCCCTCGCGGACGCCGAGCGCGAGCGCCTCGACGCGTGGGGAGCATCCATCCTCCAGCACGCCAAGCCGCAGCCACAGGAAGAAGAGGCGACTGAGGCCGCCGCGGACGACGATACGGCGGAGACGGAGAATCCCGCCGCTATCGGTGATGATGAAGCTGTCGAGGAGCTCTTCGATCACTTCGGCGGCTACATCGACAAGTGGCTGGAGGCGATGAGCGAGCGAGACTCAGAGGCGCAGCCGGACGAGCCTACGCCGCAGGAGCGTGCCGAGTACTTCGCTGCGCGCGACCGTCCCGACCCTGACGACGCCGAGCGCGACGAGCGCCGGCGTGCGGCCCGCAGGATCATCGCCGACTACATGGGCGTCGACCTGGACGACGTGCACATCATCTGCACCGGCGTATTCGGATTCGGGGGCGCGCAATGATCGTCGAACCGACCGGAATACGTGATTGCCTTGCGCTCGACGGTACGGAACAGGAATTGGCTGTCATGCGGCCGGAGCGTGCGGCGAACGTGAGCGTCAGGGCCAGCGGTATCCGCGTCATCGCCGAGGGCACATTCACCCCTGACGAATGCGCGGAGCTGGTATCCATGCTCCAGACCGCATGCCGCCAATACCATGAGTTCACAACGGCTCAGGGGAGTCCGGAGCCTCATGCGTGTACTTCAACATGATACTCAAATACGTCAACTCGCCATTCGGTATCAGTTGGAAACTGATGGGCTACCAACCGTCCATCATCTGACCGAGCTGCGGTGCCGAATTCAGAAAATCAACAGTCCGGACATTCACTTCACCGACATTGGCCCCGAAGAACGCGGACGTCGGCTGAGTGAACGTCACCACACGATCTTCAGTCCCAGACATACCAATACTTCCTTTCCCGCCTTGCGACGGCTTGATTTTTGGTTAGCGCCCACCAGTCTATGCGAGACGGGAAAGGACCCCACACCCAAAAGGAAGACTCCACCATGAGCACCGCAACACTCGAATTCGAGACGCCCGACGACCACGACGAAGACATGGACGAGCGTGACGAGGCATGCACGGACGAAGGGGGCGTCTGATGGAACAGGTCCTGCACATCAGCGCCGAACCCATCTCGCTGCGCGTCAAGGACGCCGCACGCTACATGGGCGTCAAGGACCCCGACTACGTACGCTCCCTCGTCGACCAAGGCTACCTGCGCGCACGCAAGGCCCCCGGCACCAAGACGCTGCTCATCTCCGTCCAATCCATCCACGACTACCTAGGAGACCACAAATGACCCGCCACAACCCCGAGCCCGAGCCGACGCCGGGCGTCATCGCACGGACGCTCGCCGTGCTCGCCGTCCCCGCCGCCATCGCATCGTTCCTCTACGTCAGCTGCGGCATTGGCTTCTGCCGCGCGCCGTGGGGATACACGATCGCATGGCTCACGCTCATCGCCTCCCTCGCGTACGGCCTGCCCATGCTCGACACCACCATCGATACGGTCACGCTCGCATGGCGGCGCACCAAGCGGATCACACGCCATGCGAAGCGGGCGCTCGCACGATCGCGCCGCGCAGGCGCGAAGCCGGCAGCCGTGCGCCGGGTGCGTGTGGTGCGCGGCAAGGCAGGGGAGGCGCACTGATGCAGGCGACCGGTTTGACGCAGATCCTCGAGATCCTGCAGGCGCACGGTCTCATGTACCGCTCGGACGGGACCTTCGTCTCGGCGCAGGACCTCATCGAGCTCGACGAGCATCTCGAGCTCATCCCGATGGCCGACGAAGACAACTGGCGGTACCGCACCGCCGAACGCCAGCGGGTCGAGCCGAAGACCGTACCCGAGCTGATCCGCCAGCAGCGCAGGCGCATCAAAGACCTCGAGGAGACCCTCGACGATGTGCGCAATGCGCTCGGATGATCCGTCCGTGCGTGTGCTCATCACCAGCGCGCACGGATGCCATGGACGGGGGAGCATCCGCCGCCCATGGCGATAACCGAAAACGCGTGGCCGCCCCCTGAGTGCATCGGCGGCCACGCACCGGGGCCGTGCAAGCAGCCCCACCCGCATACCGCCCATGCTTCTCTTCTTCCTTCGGCGGGATGCGTGGTGGAGGGAGGTGCGAATCCTCCCCGGCCCACTCAGGACGCGTCAACGTCACCCACAGCCGACGATAGCCCGGCTCGCGGGAGCGATGGGTGCGCGCGGTGCCAACCGCCCCGCCCCCTCACGCGGGGATACTCCACACACCCAGCGCGTCCGACAACCTCACCAACGACCGACCAAACCCCAAAAGGAGGACCAATGTACGACCAGCAGACGCCGAAGACGGCGCGGAACGCCGCCGAGCGCGAGGTGCCGGACGAGACGAAGCTCGTCACGGCCGCGGTGGAGCTGATGATCAAGGAGGGCCGCATGCGTCCCATGGCCGTCGACACGGTCATCAGGGACGAAACCGACGCTAGCGTCGTCGACCGGCTCCTGGTCAGCCGCGACGCCGACGGCGGCGGCATGGTCAGCATGTCGAGCGAACTCGACCACCTGACGCGCGGCGAACTGTACATGCTCGCCGGTGCCGCGCTGGGCCTGTACAAGCAGGCGCTCACCTGCGCCGAAACCGACGCGAAGGAGCAGTAGGCAATGGCGGGGGAGACCATCATCACCGTCGTCGGCAACCTGACGCGCGACCCGGAACTGCGCACCGTAGGCAACGGGTCGACGGTCGTCAACTTCACGATCGCCTCGTCGACGCGCACGTTCAACCGCAACACCAACCAGTGGGAGGACGGCGACACGCTGTTCCTCAACTGCTCGGCATGGGACACGGCCCACACCTCGCTTGCGAGCAACGTCGCCCACAGCCTGTCCAAGGGCATGAACGTCATCGCGCAGGGACGCCTCATGCAGCGCACGTACGAGACCGAGAACCATGAGAAGCGCACCGTCGTCGAACTGCGCGTCGAGACCATCGGCCCCTCCCTGCGCCGCGCCACCGCACAGATCCAACGCCAGTCCGCGAGCGCCGCCGCGTATCAGGGCGGCGAGTCTGCTGCCGGTTCAGGTGCTCCGTATCAGGGCGGCGCCACCCGGTCGGCATCGTCGTCGGCGGCGGATCCGTGGGCCGACGGCGACGGCGGGTTCGGGACGACATTCGGTGCTCGCGATGACTCGGACGATTTCTAAGGAGCAGAACATGAAGGGGGAGAGGACCAAGCATCTACTCGCCTGCTTCGTCGGCGGGACGCCGGCGACCAAGGGCAGCTACCGGCCGGTCACCAACCGCGCCAGCGGCAAGACGCTGCTCGTCGGCATGAACCGCAACGAGCACGCATGGCGACGCCACGTGGCCGCCGTGGTGCGTTCGCAATGGTTCCGGGAGCACCCCTCGACCCCCATGCCATGCGTCGACGAGCCGCTGACGGTGACCGCCGACTTCTACCTGCCCCGTCCCAAGAGCGTACACCGACCGTTGCCGAGCGTGAGCCCGGACATCGACAAGCTCGCCCGCTGCCTGCTCGACGCGCTCACCGACAGCCGGCTCATCAAGGACGACTCCCGCATCGTCGGCCTCGATACCACGAAACGCTACGCCGCCGCCGAGGGGATCGGCGTCGCCCTGACCGTCCGCATCATCCACACCAAAGACACCAAGGAGCCATCATGAGCCTGAGGGCATTGACATGGGCGATTTACGACATCGCCCCGAACCTGACGGACGCATCCGCCTACCGCATCCTGCTCGTCCTCGCCGACGAGGCCGACAACGACGGACGCGGCGTGTACCTCTCGTCGGCCACGATCGCCGAACGCACCGGCCTGAGCCAACGCACCGTCGCCACGAAGCTCAAGGAACTCGAGGCCATGGGCATCATCCGCCGCGGCGACCAGAACCTCGTCGCCTACCTGCCCGCCAACCGACGCCCCGTCGTACGCGACCTGAACATGGCCCCCGAGGCTAGGGGTGCAAAAACTGCACCCCAGAACACGCAGCCAGAACCCAACCACGAACCCGCCGACGCTGATATGCAACAGGGGTGCAACAGGGGTGCAACTGATATGCAACAGGGGCGCAACATGGTTGCACACAACCCACTTAACCCATATAACCCATTTAACCCGAGAGAGGCCGCGCGCGAGACCGTCGACGCCGACCAACCCTCCACGCCGACGCACTCCGCCCCCAAGCCGACCGCCGGAACCGAAGTCGCCCTCGCCGTGTGGCAACCCAACCACGAGGCACGCACCCTCGCCGACGAAGCCCACGCCGACCTGATCGTCGAGGCCGAGAAATTCCGCTGCCGCCAACTCGCCGACGGCAAGATCGCGAAAAACCTCGACGCGGCGTTCGTGCTGTGGCTGCGCCGCGGCATCGAAGGCGGCTACCTGACCCCGGCCCACCACGAACGCCCCAGCGACACCCGACCCACGAAACAGCCGACCGCGCACCGCCACGCATGGGACTGCCAACACGTGCAAGCGCTCATGACGCCCCACGAAGCCGACTACGACCACACACGCCACGGCTGGGGCGCATCTGACTGGATGCTCGCATGCCAGGCCGAAGCCGACCGCCTCAACCGCGAAGAAGGCCTCACTGACCCGGACGACGAACCCGAACACGCGGCGCTCGCGGAAGGAGACACGGCATGAACGAGCTCTTGGCGTTCTGCCTCGGTGGCCTGACCGCCTGCACGCTCATGCGCATCGCTATCAGCATCACCCACGGCATCCAAGACCACCGCGAGCGCCGCCGCGATGAGCGTCGAGACGGGACGGGGCCGCGATGAACATCCTCGCCGTCATCCTCGCCGCCCTCACCGCGCTCGCGATCTGGGCCGGATGGCACGACTTCTGAACCACCCACCCGAAAGGAGACCACCAATGGCCGTGAACGTCACCAACCGCGCCGCGACCCTCGAGGACGTGCTCGCCCAGCTTCGCGCGCAGATCACACGCATCAGCGAACGCATCGCCGCCGACCCGCACCCCGACCACGCCACGCTCGTCTACACGGCCGGCAAACTCGCCGCCCTCGCCGACGCGAGCGCCACGGTCGGCGAGATGCTCGCAGCCCTATGGACACCCAACATCGGCGGCAAGGACGAGCACGCATGAAAGACATCGCCGCGCTCGCGATCCTGTGCGCCGCCATGCTGCTCGTCAGCTGGTGGAGCGACACCCACCATTTCTAGAGCCAAACAAATGTTCGAACAACCATGAAGGAGCCATCATGAACGAACCAGCCGTCTACGACTTCCACGGCGCCGCCATCCGCATCCACACAGACGGCGACACCGTCGAATACTGCGCTCGCGACGTCGCCGCAGCCCTCGGATACACCAACCCAATGAAGGCGGTGCGCGACCATTGCAGGGGTGAACGAAACGTTCACCCCCTACAGACAGCCGGCGGAATGCAGGAAGCGATGTTCATCTCGGAGGGCGACGTGTACCGCCTGATCGTCTCCAGCCAGCTGCCCGCCGCCGTCGAATTCGAACACTGGCTGTTCGACGAGGTCGTCCCCTCCATCCGCCGCACCGGCGGCTACATCCCCGTCAAAGAGGATGACGACGAGAAAAGCATCCTCGCCCGCGCCGTCCTCATCGCCCAGTCCGCGCTCGCGGACAAGGACCGCATCATCGCATCGCAGCGCACACGCATCGCCCGCACGGAACCGTTGGCCCTGACCGCGCAGGCATTGTGCGACACGAATGGCAGCATGACGCTCACCGACGCGGCCCGGCACTTCATGCAGCTCGACCCGCGCATGAACCGCTCCCATGTCATCGCCACGTTGCGCGGGCACGGCTATCTCGAACAGGGCTCGCTCGCGCCCACGCGCAAGGCCATCGACCCCGGATACCTCAAACCGATCGTCGGCAAACGCCACGACGGACGCCTGGGCAGACAATACGCACACTTCACGCCCAAGGGACTGGGATGGTTCATCAACCGGTTCATCTACGGCGACGCGCAGGGCGTCCTCGCCGGCACGGACAAGGAGGCCTGACCATGACCACCAAGACGCAGATCGACCGCATCCTCAAAGCACACGCCAACGGCCTTCCGGCCGCGCAGATCGCCGCACGCCTCGCCATCAGCGCCGCCGAAGTCACCGACGTCATCCGCACCGGCGGCCACACACCACCACCCAAACCGACCCCGCCAACCTTCAGCGACGTCCCGCTGTGGGAATGAACGGGGGAGGGGCCATGAGCGACGACACACTCAGGGACGCGCTCGCGGAAATCCGCGACCTCTTCAGCCACAGACAAGCCGCCCTCGACCCGTGGACCAGCGACCACTACGACTACGACGACGGCTACACCAGCGGACTCGCGCAGGCGATCGCCATCATCGAAGCCCACCTCACAGAACAAGACAACAAGGAACACCAAGCATGACCACCACCGAACACCGCGCCTACGACGAGTCCGACGTCGCACGGGCAATGCGCATGACCGAAAACCGCGACGTCCTGGCAATCCTCGAGACGATTGTCGCGGACAAACTCACCGACGGCATGGCCAACGGCACCGACGGCATCATCGAACAAACGACCCACGGATACGACACCGACGACTGCGGCAACCGCCGCATGCGCATCGACGCCTTCGACAACCGCATGCGCCTCGTAGCACACATCGACGTGACCGACATCGTCAGCACCATCCTCGACCTCGAGGAAAACATGATGCGCGCCCGCCTGACAGACCTCGAAGACAGCTACGACCTGCACCACCACCGCGGCATCTACGCCGACGAAGCCGAAGCATAAGGAAGCCCCATCATCCTTCCGGAATCAAGGGCCGAACCAACCACAGCCATCATACACCGGAAGGACACAGCATGCAGCCCGACACCGACCGCATCCGCCACGACATCCACGACCTGCGCGAACAGACCATCACACTCGACGCGCTCGCGACCCGACGCATCAAGATCCACCGCAGCTCAACGCATACGCGCATGAGCAGCGCGCCGACCCCACTCAACCTGCCCGCCGCCGACCTGCTCGACCAGATCCACGCGCTCGCACGCCGCCTCGCCACCGCAGCCGGCCTCCGCCACGGCCGCAGCATGGACGCGCACGACCTGCTCAAAGGCCTCGACCGACCCGAGCCATGCGCCGCGCTCGCGGCACGCGACGACGCATGGGACATCATCCGTCTTATCACCGCCGCCATCTGGCACGCCCGACAACTCACCGAACCCGACCCCAGTCACCGGTACATCGGCATCTGCCCACGCTGCGGAGCAGGCGCATGGATCCCCGAAACACAGCCAATCACCGGCGACTACCGATGCCACGAATGCGGACACCTCGAACCCATCGCCGACATCGCCCAGGCACATGAACTGCGCCTGCTCACCTCGGGAACAGTCGGCACGGCAGCCGACCTGTGCCGACTGCTGACCGCATGCGGCATCGCCATCAAGCGCAACACCATTACCCAATGGCGCAAACGCCGCCGCCTCACACCACTCGGCCAAGACGAACACGGGCACCCCGTGTACGCGCTCGCGGACATCCTGCTGCTGCGCCGCGCGGTTGACAGATCGGACTGTCACCGCTAGGGTTACTAGTATTGCGCGACGCGTGTAGCTGAGCGCGAGGTACGGCCTCGGACGGTGTGGACCGTCCGGGGCCGTGAAGGTATCGTGGGAGCGGATCATGGGACGAGCCAATCCACGCAGCGCGAACGGGCATCGCCGCCGGCAGCTCAGGCAGCGCGTGCTCGCCGCGTACGACACATGCGCGATCTGCGGACAGCCGGTCGACAAATCACTGCGCTCGCCGCATCCGATGAGCCCTGAGGTCGACGAGATCATCCCGGTGTCTCGCGGCGGCGATCCGCTCGCATGGGACAACGTCAGGCTCACGCACCGACGCTGCAACCGACTCAAGAGCAACAAGAGCGACGAGTACGCGCGCGCCAGGCTCGAGCAACGGCCGCAACCAAAAGCGACCTCGCTGCCATTGCACGCGAGCGCATGGTGACGTCGGCCGCCGCCGGCCCGGGGGCGGATAGTGGGGAGGGTACCCCCGGCGGCCTCGGAGGGGCCACCTCGGGTGCAGTGCCGATATCTCCCCGAGGATGCGTTAATCGTTTCATGTAACGATTCGTAACGGAACGACGGTGATGATCATGCAATGCTGTGTATGCGGGGCACCGCTGCAATACAGCGGCCACGGCAAGCGACCGCGATACTGCTCGTCCTCCTGCCGCGTGAAGGCGAAACGCATGCGCGACAAGATCGGCGCGCGCCCCGCCGCCACCAAGAAGGAGAAGGCGGCGCTCGCCGATGATTTCGAATACAAGGACCGCAACATCCCCGCCAACCGCCGACACGACGTCGATCTCGCCTTCGAACGCAAGATGGACGAGCCCCTCGAGACCACGCTGCGCCGCAACCGAGCACGCCTGCAGCAGGCGATCGACGACCCGACATGTCCGCCGGCGGCGCTCGCGGCACTCAGCAAACAGCTGATCGCGGTGAGCCGCGAACTCATGGAGATACGAGGCAGCGACGATGTTCTCGCGATGCTCGACGACGACGATGAGGTGATCCACGATGACGACTTCAGGGCGGAAGCTGTCTGACCTCGCATCGCACCTCATCATCCCCGACGGCATCGTGAAGACGCGCTTCCCGCGCATCGCCAAACTCGCGAAGATCGCCGGCATCACATACGACCCATGGCAGCAGGGACTGCTCACCCTCATGTACGGGCTGCGCCGCGACGGCAAATACGCATGCGGAGCCGGAGGACTCGCTGCAAGCCTGCCCCGTCAGGTGGGCAAGACCTTCACGTTCGGCACCGCCGCGTTCTTCGACTGCCTGCTCACGCCCGGACTGAAGGTGCTGTGGACCGCACACCGCTCCCGCACCTCCGACGAAACGTTCGCCAGCATGCAGACATTGGCGCACGACGCGAAACTCGCCCGCTACGTAGCCACCATCCGCCGTGCCAACGGCCAACAGGAAATCGGATTCCACAACGGATCGCGCATCCTGTTCGGCGCTCGCGAACAGGGGTTCGGACGAGGATTCGACGGCATCGACCAGATCGTGTTCGACGAGGCGCAGATTCTGACTGAGCGAGCTCTCGATGACATGGTGCCCGCCACGAACACGGCCGCCAACCCCCTCATCGTGATGATCGGCACGCCGCCCAAACCGGGAGACCCTGCCGAGATCTTCCGGGACAAACGACGCACGGCGCTCGCCGGCGCGGACAAGGATCTGCTGTACGTCGAGTTCAGTGCCCAGCGCGGCAGCGACCTCGACGATCGCGAGGCATGGACGGCCGCGAATCCGTCCTATCCGCAGCGCACCAGCGAGACGGCCATCGCGCGCATGCGCGCCATGCTGTCCGACGACTCGTTCCGCCGCGAGGCGCTCGGTATCTGGGACAAGACCGACATCGCCCACGCTATCGACCCACAGCAGTGGGAGCAGGCCGGCGTCGGCGAGCGGCGCGACGGCGGGGCGGTCTCGTTCGCGGTAGACATGCCGCCGGACCGTGCGAGCGTGGCGATTGGCGCGTGCATGCGGTACGCGGACAAGACCGCCCATGTCGAGCTCGCACGCTTCGAGAGCACCGGACAGCTCGGCCTCGCATGGGCGGTCGACTGGATCGCGGAACGATGGGCCCGCACCTGCAGCGTCGTCATCGACGCCCAATCACCGGCCACGGTGCTCGTGCAGGACCTCAAGGCCCGCGGCGTACGTGTCACGTTGACCAACTCCACCGATATGGGGCAGGCATGCGGCCGGTTCGTCGACATGTTGCGTGACGGCACACTGCACCACCTGCAAGGCCAGGAAGCGCTCGACATCGCCGTCAGGGGCGCCACGAAACGCAACATCGGACAATCCGGAGCGTTCGGCTGGAACAAACGCACCGCCGACGTGGACATCAGCCCGCTCGTCGCCGTCACGCTCGCACTGCACGGGGCGTGCACCACACACCGCAACCCGCTCGAGACCAGAAGGGTGATACGACTGCCATGAGCTTGACCTTCCCCAACACGATCAGCGGACTGGACTCCGACGAGCGCAGGCTCTACCGCACGCTCCTGCGCCGTCTGACCGCCAAACGCAAACGCAACCGGCTGCGCCGCGCCTACATGGACGGCCGCAACGAACTGCACGACATCGGCTACGCGTTGCCGCCCGTCGCCGCCGACATCGACATCGTCGTCGGCTGGCCCGCCAAAGCCGTCGAGGGACTCGCGAACCGCGTCGTCATGGACGGGCTGCAATCCGAATCCGGCGACGACCTGACCGAGCGAGTGCAGTCCATCATGGACGTCAACGACCTGATGGCCATCGCCGACAGCGTGCACACCGACGCGCTCGTACACTCCTGCAGCTTCGTCGCCATCCTCGCCGGCGACACGGATCTGGGAGAGCCGGACGTGATCGTCCAGGAATTCACCGCGGACGTGGCCACCGGCATCTGGGACAAGCGCCGCCACCGGCTCGAAAGCGCGCTCCTGTTCGACGTGTCCGACGACTACAAGCACATCGACTGCGCCTATCTGATGCGCTACGGCATGACCATCACCATCGAACACGACCGCACCGGCTGGCACGTCGCCGATCGCTACGAGGACGACGCGGAGCGCATCCCGTGCGAACTGTTCGCCTACAAGCCCGACGAGCGCCGACCGTTCGGACGCAGCCGCATCGACCGCGCCGTCATGAGCCTGACCGACAGTGCCGTGCGCACGTTCCTCCGAAGCGAGATGCAGGCCGAGCTCTACTCGGTGCCGCCCCGCTACATCCTGGGCGCGAGCGAGGAGATGTTCTCCGACGAGGACGGCAACCCGATCCCGCGCTGGCGGCTCATGCTCGACCAGATGCTCATCCTGCCGCGCGACTCCTCATCCGGCGAAGTGCCGCAGGTCGGCCAGTTCACCCAGTACAGCTTCGAGCCGCACAGCGCGCAGCTGAGGCAGACCGCGACGATGTTCGCGTCCGCCACGAGCCTGCCGCCGGACGCGATGGGCGTGCTCACCGACAACCCCAGCTCGGCCGAGGCGATCGACAAGGCCACCAAGGAGCTTTGCCTGCTCGCCGAGAAATGCCACCGATGGTTCGGCAACCCGTGGCGCCACGTCATCGACCGCGCACAGCGGGCCGCCCGCGACGGCGACGTGCAGGCCGTGCGCCCCCAATGGCGCAACCCGTCGACGCCGAGCCGGGCGGCCGCAGCGGACGCCGCGGTCAAGCTCGTGCAGGCCAACATCCTGCCCGCCGACTCCGAGGTCACCTACGACATGCTCGACCTGAGCGACGAACAACGCAGGATACTGCGCACCGAACAACGCCGAAAAGCGGCCGAAGCGGCCATCGAACGGCTCTCCGCGCAAGGGCCGCATGAGACTGGCTCCATAAGCGACAAGCCGACGGGAGCCGAGGACGCCTAGAAGGGAGACCGGACATGCCTGGACTCGCGTGGGACAGTCCGGTCTCCGACGATTTCCAAAACAAGCTCGACGCGGCGTATGAGCAATACCGCGCAGACGTCGCCAAGCTCCAACAGGGCGCCCGCGCGGACGCCGCCGCGATCTGGACTGACGATTTCACCTTCCCCGACGCAGAGGCACGCCATGAGGAGCTACGCAACATGCTCGACCGATACGCCGATCGGGCCAACGTGCTCGGTCAGCGCTACTACGATACGGTGCGCACGCTCACCGAACAGGAATACGGGATACTGCTTCCTCCGCAGGGTCCTATCGATGCCGCGTCCTCCGACCGCCTCATCTGGCAATTGGCCGGCGGTTCGAACCACACCGACTATCCCGGACTGCACCTGCTGGACGTGATACCGGACGCGGACGGCAACGTGCACAACGACTACGGGCTGCGCCTCGAGGATCTTTTCCCCAAAAGCGACAATCTGAACGATTGGCTGGGATACATCGACCGATGGTGCATGTCCGGCACGCGCATGGGCATCGAGAATTGCGTCAGCAACGACACGTCGAACCCGCGATGGGCGCGAGTTCCCAAAGGCAAGACGTGCGAGTTCTGCATCATGCTCGCCAGCCGCGGCTATGTGTACTGGAACAAGGAGACCGCGTCACTTGGAGGCTCGTTCCACGATGGAGCATGCGACTGTGCCGTCGTTCCCAGCTGGGTCGCATCCAAGATAAGGGGATATGACCCAGAACAGCTCAGACAACGATGGCAGGCCTGTGCGGATACTGTGGCAGGCCTCACCACGAAAGAGGGATACGCCAGCTACGTGCAGGCGTTCGTCGCGGACGGACGACACTCGGAACCGCTCTCGTACGACCATTGGAAACGCAACATCGAACTCGCCGAAGCTCGGTGGCGCGATCGAACATGGCTCAATGGAGGACCAGCTCCAACCATAGAAGCACGGCCGCCTATGAAACTCGCCGACATCAAGCCTCAGGAATGGAGAAGCGCCGAACGTCTACGCGAATCAGGAGTCGCGCCGTGGTTCAAGCTTGACCATATGAGCATGCCAAAGGAAGACGGGTCGAAAGGAACCCGAGAGATAGGCCTGTCCGACCTTGTCGGGGGAACCGAATTGAAGACGCTTCTCCACACGAGCAGTAAGAACACCATAGATTCCCATCTGAAGGACACGGCGAAAAAGGCGGATGTGCAACGAGTGATATTCGACAATTTCGAAAACGATCTTCTCGATGACGAGGCTCTAATCTCCCTGCTACGAAGAAGTCGAAGGTTCAAGCAGGGACGAATATACATCAATTCCAAGGAGAACAAACTGATTCGCGTTCGATGACAGAAGAGGTCCAGGAATGTCACCCCCCAACAACATGGGGTTACAGGTGTCAATCACGGGACCTCTTCACCCATCATTCTATCACATCTCGGTGGATTGCCGCAGTAGCCGACCGGAGCCGACTGTAAATCGGCCGCCATTGAGCCGCGCAGGTGCAAATCCTGCATCCACCACTCATCGCGGACCCCGCACGCCGCGTCGCTAACCGTGCGCACCACACAGCAAAGGAAACAGCAATGCCGAAACTGCATAACCTCGGCCTCTGGCCGCAGGCCGATCCGCGCCCGTACCGCACCATCGACTCGGGCTCCGAGAGCGGCTCATCCGACCCTGAACCGAAGGATTCGCCGCAAGGCGATCCCGACGGCGAACACGGCAAGGACGATCCGACGTCCAAGGAGTTCAGCCACGCGCTGGCCAAACGCGTCGCCGAGATCGAACAGAAGTACGAGGCCAAGCTCAAGGACTACGAGCAGCTCAAGAAGAAGGCGGACGCCTACGACGAGCAGCAGGAGGCGGGCAAGTCCGACATGGACAGGCTCAACGAACGGCTCGCCGCGATCGAGGCGGAACGCGACAAGCTCGCCGCCGAGAAGCAGCGCCACGAACTCGTCGCCCGCGTCGCCAAGGAGACCGGCATGCCATCGGACGTGCTCGCCATGCTCTCCGCCGACGACGAGGAAACCCTCAAGGCCGCGGCCGAGACGCTCAAGGAGCAGTTCGGCAAGACGGGCCGCAGGAGCGCGCCGCGCGCGGGCCACTCCGACTGGCATACGCCCAAGGACGACCGCCATGGCATGGACCTGCTGCGCGACGCCTACAACAACTGACTGACGAAAGGAGGCCATCATGGCCATCACATTGACGGAGGCGGCGAAACTGTCGACCACCGACCTGCAAAAGGGCGTCCTCGAGACGTTCGTGCAGACATCTCCTATCCTCGACCGCATCCCGATGCTCGAGATCGAGGGCAACGCCTACGCATACAACTCCGAGGCGACCCTGCCGGGAGTGGAGTTCCGCGCGGTCAACGGATCCTACTCCGAATCCACTGGCACCGTCAACCAGAAGAGCGAGACCCTCGCGATCCTGGGCGGCGACGCGGACGTGGACCGCTTCATCCAGCAGACCCGCTCCAACCTCAACGACCAGCGCGCCACCCAGACCGCGATGAAGGTCAAGGCAATCAGCTACAAGTTCCAGGACACGTTCATCAACGGCGACTCGTCCACCGACGCGAACAGCTTCGACGGTCTGAAGAAGCGCCTGACCGGCAACCAGGTCATCGACGCCGCCACGAACGGCCTGCCCGTCGTGGGCAGCTCGAACGCGGACATCCACAAGTTCCTCGACAAGCTCGACGAGCTGCTCGCCGCCGTGCCCGGCATCAACGGCACGAACGGCGCGATCTACGCGAACGCGAAGATCATCCGCAAGATCGCGTCCGCGCTGCGCCACGTGAGCCTCGACGCGGTGCTCATGGAGGACATCGCCGGCAAGCGCGCCATCCAGTGGAACGGCATCCCGATCCTCGATCTGGGCGCCACCGCCGCGGCGACGCCCGTCGACATCCTGCCGCTGACCGAGATGCAGGGCACCGCCACCAACGCCTCCTCCATCTACGCCGTCCGCTTTGGCGCGGACGAAGGCGATCAGGCCGTCACCGGTCTGACCAACGGCGGCGTACAGGTCGAGGACCTCGGCCAGCTGCAGAGCAAGCCCGCCTACCGCACGCGCATCGAGTTCTACTGCGGACTGGCCGTGTTCGGCGGCAAGGCCGCGGCACGTCTGAAGGGAGTGCTCAATGGCTAGGAGGAGCGAGGAGCCGGCAGCACAGCCGGCGTCCGACGACCGCATCGAGGTGTTCGAGGTCGACTGCCCGGACGGCGTGCGCCGCCGCGTGACGCGCAACGTCGACACCGGCGAACAGACCGTCGCACCCGTCGACGAATAGGTGGCGTCATGAGCCTCGATAATGGGGCGTTCGCCACCGTGGACGAGCTCGAAGCCGGCTGGCATCCACTGCTCGATGAGGAACGGGCCCGCGCCGGCATACTGCTGGAGCGGGCATCGCGTCTGATACGGGCGCGATGCCCAAGCTGGCTACGGGCGGAGGAAGTGAATCCCGGCATCTGCGCCGACATCTGCTGCGCGATGACGCAACGGGCTATGGCCACCTCCGGCGGCGACATCCCGGACGGCGTCAAGCAGATGAGCCAGACCACCGGCTCGTTCCAGGACTCGTGGACGTTCGACAACCCAAGCGGCGACCTCTACCTGCGTGACGAGGAGCGGCGCGCGCTCAACCCACGACGCGGGCGCGCGTTCACCATCACCTACGCACACAGCCGTATCGAATAATGAGACAGAAACGTTCATGGAATCGTACTGGCACATTGACGAATCCGCGTGACTACGCTACGCGAATCGGGGAGGTTTCGACATGATCCCATCGGACTACGAGACCGTCACCGTGCGCCGCAGCAATGTGGCCATGGTCGACGGGCGACGCGTCGCCGGCGAGCCCGAGCCCGTCGGACAGATCGGCGTGCTCGTCGCACCGGTCACACGCGAATGGTTGACGCAGACGGGCGGCCGGATCACGCTCAGATCCGGCGTCGACCTGTACCGGCGCGGCCATGCCGTGCTCGACATGCGCGAGGGCGACCTCGTCGACGTGCGCGGCGAGACGATGGTCATCACCGGCTCGCCCATGCAATGGCGGCGCGGCGACCGCGTCATCGGCTGGCAATGGCACTGCGAACGCAAGGAGGACATATGAGCCGGACACGTGTGAAGGTCGTCCTCAACCGGGGCGCCGTACGTGAGCAGCTGCTGCACAACAGACAGCTGCTCGACGAGGTCGAATACCAGGTCAAGGGCATGGCCGGCGTGCATCCCGCCATCAAGGTGTACCGCAACACCGGCGGTGAGCGAGGCAACATCGTCGCCACGATACCCATGTCGGTCGAGGACGCGCACCGCGGCCTGATGGCCGACATGCTCGGCAAGGTGCGCGTATGACGCCGCGTCTGATCGGCGAGGCGGCGATCGGCCCGGTGCCCGTCGGCTACGACATGCCTCCGGCCGACGCGCAGGGCCGGCGCGTGTTCCTGACCTTGTCCGCCGGCGCGATGCGCACGCTCGCCAGCCAACGTTTCACGCTCACGCTCAGCGCCTACGCGCACCATCCACGCGGCCACTGCGACCATGCGCAGGCCGTCTCCCTGTGGAGACGCGGCGTCGAGGCGATCCTCGCGGGCCGTACGCTCCACCCGCTCATCGACGCCCAAGTGCAGTCGGGGCCCATCGACGCCCACGACGCCGCATTGGACGTCGACTACGTCTATGGGGCCGTCCTGCTGGACGTCGCCGCGACCACGACAACTCAACACCAACAACAACCAATCCACTGATGGAAGGACATCATCATGGCAGACACCACAGGCTTGGAGGCGTCGCTGCTCGCAGCCGGCGCGACCGGACTCGAATTCGTCTCCGACGGCAACAACGCCGCCCTCGTCGGCCTCATCAAGGAATCCGCGATCTTCAAGTTCGGCCTCGAGGAATCGGTCGGCACCCTCAACGGCAACTGGAGGCCGCCGACCGGCAAGCAGCCCTTCGGCTACATGTCCGAGGACGGCATCGTCATCCACGCCGAGGCCGGCGACGACAACGACTTCAAGGGCCACAACGGCGACAGCGTCGTGAGCATGACCTCCGGCTCCTACTGGACCGTGCAGCTCAGCGCCCTCGAATCCAAGAAGGAGGTCATCGAAACCTACTTCGACACCGCGGTCGCCGCCGACGGATCGATCACGCTCACCAGCGCCGAGGTCAACTCCTACGCCCAGTACGTGATCGCCGGCATGACCCAGTCCGGCCACCTCATCGTCCTGCACCTGCCCAAGCTCAAGGTGTCCGAACGCGACGACATCACCTGGACCGTCTCCGACCTGCAGGCCTTCAACATGACCTTCCGCGCATTCAAGGGCGGGGAGAACGCGCCCTACATGATGAAGGCGTGGGGTTTCGCCCAGGACATCAACTGATCTGCCGCACCTGCACATACCGGCCGACGGACGCCACACACGCCCGTCGGCCACCCCCACCAACCACGACCACGATCAAAAAGGAACCCAAACGATGAGCGACACGACCTACCTCGACCTGACACCCACCGACACCGTCGACGACCACGACGCCACACCAGTCCACATCCAATACGGCACCGTGAAGATGGACCTGCCACGCCTCGACGACAGCACCCACCTGCCCACCGCCGTCATCATCGTCAGCATGCAGGTCGTCTCCACCGGATGGGACAACCTCGACTACGAGGACAAGATCCGCGTCATGGCCACCATCCTCGCATGGCTCACCAGCAAATACCCACGCCTCGAACGCGAACTCGACACCAAAAGCGGCGACAAACTCGCCGACCTCGGCCGCATCATCGGCGCATGGGCCGACGCCACCAAGGACCTCGACCCAAAAGCCTGACCCTCCTCGACCTATGGCTCAACCACCACTGGGCCCTGCAACACGACTGGATGCGCGCATGGCACGAACGCCTCGACCTCAAACGCACCCCGCTGTACGTCGCATGGCCCATGCTGCGCGAAATCCTCAAGGAACGCGCCACCTCCCACAGCTACGCCGCGCTCGCCTCGATGGGCTGGATGCCCGTCGACGCCGACCGCACCCTGTGGGCGTTGAGCCAATCGGGCACCAAGACGCGTCCGACGCCGCCATGGATGCGCCCCGACCCGCTCACCGCGAAACCCGTGGCCCGGACACACCATGACCGGCGCCTGCGCGGCATGCTCGCCGACCGCCTCGGACTGGACGAACAACCCAACACGCGATACGACAGGGGGGATGAGTAATGGCGCAGGAACTGGGCACCGGCTACATCATCATCAGCCCGTCGACCAAGGGGCTCGGCAAGGCCATCGAAGGCGACATCAGCCAGGCCGTGGACAAGGCCAACGCGTCCAGCTCCAAGAACATCCTCAAAACCATCGGCGGCACTCTCGGCAAGGTCGGCAAGATCGGCGTCGCCGGCGTCAGCGCCATCGGCGGCGCCATCGTGGGCTTGGCCGCCAAGGGCGGCTTCGACCGCGCCCTGAACGTCGAACGCGCCCAGACCAAACTCAAGGCCCTCGGCCACGACACCAAGAGCGTCGACGCGATCATGAGCAACGCGCTCGCCTCGGTCAAGGGCACCGCGTTCGGCATGGGCGACGCCGCTTCCGCCGCCGCCGGCCTGATCGCCTCGGGCATCAAACAAGGCAAACAGCTCGAGACCGTCCTGACGACCGTCGGCGACGTCGCCCAGATCAGCGGCCGAAGCTTCACGGAGATCGGCACGATCTTCAACAAGGTCGCCGCCACCGGCAAACTCCAGGGCGACGAGATGCTCCAATTGATGGAATCCGGCATCCCCGTCCTGCAGTACCTCGCCGACCACTACAAGGTGACCGCCGCCGAAGCGCAGAAGATGGTCTCCGACGGTAAGGTGTCCTTCGCCGATTTCGAGACCGCGATGCGCGAGCACCTCGGCGGGGCCGCCAAGAACGCCGGCGAATCCTTCGACGGCATGGTCGCCAACGTCAAGGCCGCCCTGTCCCGCCTCGGCGAAGGCTTCGAAACACCGCTGATCGGCAGCCTGACCAAACTCGGCAACAAGATCATCCCCGTCATCGACAAGATCGGAGCCGCCGTCAAACCGTTGCAGGAGGCCTTCGCCGGCCGCCTCGCCACGGCCGCCGACAAAGCCGGACAGGCCATCGACGCGTTCGCCGCCAAACTCGACACGGGCGAGGTCTCGCTCGCAGGCATCGCCACACAGCTGGCGACCGCAACCGGCGGCTTCGGCGCGCTCGCCGCGATCGGCCCCCATCTAGGCGACGCCATGTCGGCCGTGGACGGCTTCGCCGGCAAGATCGACGCCATGGGAGGCCGTGCCTCGTCCGTGTTCTCCTCGCTCAAGAACGGATTGCAGTCGTTCGCGGCCGGCGTGGGCAACGCGGGGCGCAACGCGAAGGCTGGGCTTGAGCTGATCGGCGAAAGCATGCAGCCGCTCGGCGACGGCATCAAACGGACGTTCGCCAGACTCGGCGACACGAAACTCGGCGACGGCGTCAAGCGGATGGTCGACGGCGCGCACGGCGCGCTCACATCCGGTATGAGTCGTCTCGGCGGTGTGTTCACGTCGATGCGCGGCAAGGTCACGGGCGGACTGTCCGGAATCGCCTCCAGCTTCTCCAACAACCCGGTCGTGCAGTCCGTGCAGGCGATGGGCGGCAAGGTTTCGTCTGCGTGCTCGTCGCTGGCGTCCAAGGCGTCGTCGATGCTCGGCCCGATCGGCGAGGCGTTCGGCGCCGTGTTCGACGGCGTCGGCGGCAAGCTCGCCGCCGGCGTGCAGTCGTCGCTCGGCAAGGTCGGCGGCGTGCTCGGCAGGTTCTTCAGCCCCGGCAACCTCATGAAGGTCGCCGGCGTCGGCGTGGTCGCCGGCGTGGTCGTCGCCGCGCTGGGCGCCATCTCGCAGGGCATGGGCGGACAGGTCGACCAGCTCGTCACGCAGCTGACCGGCCAGTTCTCGCACATCCTCGCCGAGGTCGGCAGCTGGGTGCGCGAAAGCCTGCCGACGATGATGCAGGCCGGCGTCGACCTGCTCGCCAACCTGCTCCAGGGCGTCCAGTCGACGCTACCGCTGCTGGTGAGCGTCGCGGGCGCCGCGATCTCGACGCTGTGCCAGGGCATCGCGCAGGCGCTGCCCACGCTCATCCCGATGGGCGTGCAGCTGATCATGGGCCTCATCGAATCGCTCGTCGCGCAGATCCCGATGCTGCTGCAGGCGGGCCTGCAGTTGCTGCAGGGACTGGCGGACGGCATCATCGCCGCACTGCCCGTGCTCACGGCGCAGCTGCCGGTTCTCATCCAGACGATCCTCGACGCGGTCTCCACCGGTCTGCCGATGATCCTCGAACAGGGATCGCAGATCCTGCTCAGCCTCATCAACGGGCTCGTGGAGGCGATGCCGCAGCTCGTGGCGATGCTGCCCGTCATCATCGACTCGATCATCGGGTTCCTGACGGGCAACCTGCCGCAGATCATCGCCACGGGCGTGCAGGTCCTCGTCGCGCTCGTCAACGGCTTGAGCCAGGCGATCCCGCAGCTCGTGTCCTACCTGCCGCAGATCATCGCGAGCATCGTGCAGGGCATCGCGTCCAACCTGCCTCAGATCCTCGAAAGCGGCGTGCAGGTCCTCCTCGCGCTCGGCAACGGCCTCATCCAGGCGATCCCGCAGCTGCTGGGCATGATCCCGCAGATCATCACCGGCATCAAGGACGCGTTCACGAGCGTGGACTGGGGTGAGATCGGCCGCAACCTGCTCGAGGGCATCAAGAACGGCATCACCGGAGCCGCCGGAGCACTGTGGGAGGGTGCGAAGAACGCCGTCGGCGGCATGGTCGACAAGGTCAAGGGCTGGCTCGGCATCCACTCGCCGTCCACGCTGATGGACCAGCAGGTCGGTCAGATGATCGGCGAGGGCATCGCCCAGGGCATCACCAACAGCGAGGGCTCCACGACCGGCGCCGCCGCAGGCATGGTCGAAAGCCTCACAGCCGGCTTCGACGGGGCGAAGACCATGATCGCCGACCTCGCCTCCCATGTGGGCGAAGTTTGGACGCAGCTGTGGACAAGCCTGAATACGACCGCCACGAGCGCATGGCAGTCGATCAACACGACGATCACGGCCGGCGTGCAGACGATCACGGCGAGCCTGACGGGCGGGTCGACCGGCATCGGCATGGCATGGCAGATGGCATGGCAGTCGCTGACCATGGTCACGCAGCTCGCATGGCAGAACATCGCCATGACCGTCACCACGGGCATGACGCAGGTCGGCGCCGTCATCACGGGCGCGTCCGGCGGCATCACGGCCGCATGGCGGCTCGCATGGCAGGGCGTGGCCGCCGTCACCGCGTCCGCATGGGCGGCGATTCGCGCGAGTGTGCAGACCGGCGTGCAGTCCATCGCCGCGCAGATCGGCGCGAGCGGAGTCGCCATCCGCGTCGCATGGCAGAACGCGCAGGCCGGCATGACGCAGATCACGCGCACCGCATGGAACCAGATCCGTGCGAGTGTGCAGACCGGCGTCACGCAGATCCGCACCGCCGTCACCGCGGGCGTCACCCAGACCGCCGCCGCATGGCGCACCGGATGGAACCTGATCCGATCGACCAGCACGAACATCTGGAACGCGGTGCGCACGCAGGCCACGCAGGGCATGACGCAGATCCTGCGCGCCGTGCGGAACGGCGTCAACCAGGTGCGCAACGCGTGGAATCAGGGGTGGAACGCCCTCCGCTCCGGCTACGGCAACATCTGGAACGGGCTGCGCGCCGGCACCGTCAGCGGCATCAACGGCGTCGTATCCGCGACCGCAAGCGTCAAAACGAGAATCCTGAACGTGTTCAGCGGATGCGACACATGGCTGTACCAGTCGGGCGTGTCCATCATGGACGGGCTCGCCTCCGGAATCCGCGCCGGCACGCCCGCCGCGGTTGCCGCCGCGAGGAGCGCCATGGAGCAGGTCAACCGCAACATGCCGCACTCGCCGGCACCCGAAGGGCCCTTCTCGGGACGCGGCTGGACGCTCTACTCGGGTGTATCCATCATGGAGGCGCTCGGCGACGGCATCACGGCCGCCGCTCCGGATGCCGTGCGCGAGACGGCGCGGGCCATGGGTCTCATATCCGACGCGCTCGACGTGCATGTGCGCATCCGCCCGACCGTGGACGTGCAGGAGTGGACGTCCGGCGTCACCGGGCTGCTCGGCGACCTGCACGCACGCGCCGCCATGGACGTGCGCGCCCGACTGCCGGAAACGGCGACGGCGGACGCGACTGCGACGCTCGCCGATTTGTTGGGTGAGCTCATCCGTACGGTGCGCATGCTCGGCCTTGACCTGCCAGGCATCATCGCGTCGAGCACGCCGACGATCTCACGACGCCAGCTCAGGAGGGTCATCGCATGAACACCGTGTGGATCGAACAGGCCGGCAAACGGCTGAGCTTGGACGGCGACGACGGCCTGTACTCGCAGGAGACGCTCGACGTGCGCGGCTACGCGCCCGACACCGGCGTGCAGGCGCGCAGCGTGCTCGTCTCCACGCCGTCCCGGCAGGTCGAGGTGGACGTCGCCGCCATCGGCGAACGGCCCATGCTCGATCTGCTGCGCGTGGGTCAGGCGAGCCTGTCCGGCATCACGACGACGTTGCACGTCGACGACCACTACCAGCGCGTCGCCGTCGTCAAGTTCACGGCCGACGAGGTCCGTCCGCGCTACTCGCGCGCCAAACTCGTCTTCCAGCTGCTCGACGGCGTCTGGCTTCGCGACGGCGACACGGTCACGATGCGCAGCGACGACGCCGCCGTGGACGTGCAGCTCGATCACCCCTACGATTTCCCCTACGACTACGGGCGCACCGCCGCGCAGCGGTTTTTGAGGCTGACCGGATCGTCGAGCGCGGATGTGCTGCTGCGCATCCGGCTCATCGGCCCGGCCGCGTCCGCTCCGTCCATGACCATCAACGGCAACGTCTACCAGTACAACGCCACGCTCGCCGCCGGCGACAGCGTCCTGGTCGACCCGGTGGACCGCACGGCCGTCAAGACCGACGCCAACGGTGCCCAGCATGACGTGTTCTCCGATCTGGAGCGCGGCGACGGATTGGGTCGCGGACGCTACTTCTTCCAACCGATCCCGTTCGTCGCCGACCGCTCCTACCCGGTCGTGTTCGACGCGGACTGCGACGTTGAGATCACGCCCATCTACAGGGAGGTCGGATTATGGTGATACGGCTCGCGCCCGCCATGGTCGTCAAACACGGAGCCACGCTGCGCGAGATCGTCGACTACGACCTCGACCTCGCGTTCGGCAAGAGCGAGAACAACTTCCAGCTCGACACGCTCCTCGATCTGACGCCGGGGTCGCTCATATGGATCGCCGGCAGCGCCTACGGCGGCATCATCGACTCCGTGCGCACCGCCACCGGCTCGCATGTGCGCGCCTACAAGGGGCGCACATGGACCGGCATGCTCGACGACCGCGTCGTATGCCCACCCGCAGGGCAGGACTACTACACGCTCACGGGCGATCTGAGCGCATCCCTGCCGCGTCTGCTGTCCGACTGCACGTTGACGCCGTCGCCGGTCGGCAAGGTCACGGCGCAGACAGGCGTGTCCAAGACATTCCAGGCCGACCGGTACGTCACCCTGTTCGAGGCTTTGGACAAGCTCATGGACGAGATCGGATGGAAGTACGTGTGGGGCATCGACGCGGACACGCCGACGATGCGGTTCATGCCGGCGGTGACGCATGTGGTGGACGCCACCAGCATGGACGCCGAACTCGAGAAGGTGCGGCGCCGCGTCAACCATCTCATCGGCCTTGGCAAGGGCGAGCTCAAGGACCGTGCGGTCGTGCACCGCTACATCGGTGCCGACGGCAAGGTCACCACGCGACAGTACTACTTCGGCGTCGACGAGGTCGAGGCGACCTACGAGCTGAGCGACAAGGACGGTGCGGAGCTCACGCGCGCGGTCGAGGCGAAGCTGCGCGAACTGCAGCAGGTCGACGAGGCCGACATGGACTATCAGGGCGGCGCCGAACGCATCGACGTCGGCGACAGCCTGCTCATGCAGGACGACGACAACAACATGCGCGTGAGCGCGACGGTCACGAAGAAGATCGCCCAGGTGCAGGACGGCACCCTGACCGTGTCCGTCTCATGCGACAACACGACGATCACCCCCGTCACCGACCGATAACCGACCAAGGAGCACAGCATGGCCGACTACAACACCCAAGTCCCCGTCAACCTCGTCACCGGCAAAGCCGGCACCCCGCACGTCACCAGCGCCGACATCGGCAGCTTCAACGCGAACCTGCAGGGCGCGGGACTCATCCGCTACCCGGACGCGGACGGCACCGTCCCCACGGTCACCATGGCCAACGCGACCAGCGTGACGATCCCGCCGATGAGCGTCCTCGTCGACGGCCGATACGCCCGATGGACGGACACGAAGATCCTGTCCATCGACGCCGGCACCGACGGCCAAAACAGGATCGACGACATCATCCTGCTCTACGAACGCGACGACGCCACCGGCGTGGAGAAACTCAGCCTCAAAGCCAAAAAGGGCACGCCGACCGCGTCGACGCCCACACCGCCCGGATACGACACCTCCGCCAGCATCCTCGCCGGCAGCGCCCACGCACCCGTCGTCCTCGCACGCATCCGCCTGACCGGCACCAGCGTCACCGGCGTCACCATGATGGGCACCGTCCGCATCAACCCCATCACCACTAGCCTGCGCATCGCCACCAAGGCACAACTCGCCCTGCTGCCCGTCACCCCCGGCACCACCGTCTACTGCGACGAGGACGGCCACTGGTACGGCGCCACCAGCCACGACGCCACATGGCGCGACTGGACCCAGCTCACACTGTCTGCCGGCGCCTCCGGATGGAGCACCGCCTACACCGCGACCCGCAACGGCGACATCCTCACCATCAGCCTCAAAACCACCCGCACCGGCGGCTCCACCACACTCAACGCATGGGCCACCGGCACCGACATCCTCAAACTCCCCGAAGGATACCGGCCGCGCCTCGGCGACATCAACGTCCCCGTCATCAACTCAAGACCCTCGAACCCGATCTTCTACCAGATCAACAGCGCAGCCATCAGCGTACGCTCCTCGGCACGCATCAGCATCCCCACCGGCGATTGGATCAGCACCACCCTGAGCTTCCCCGTCGCCTAACTGACACTGGCAAAAAGGAAAGGAACACGCCATGGCCACCATCCACATCAAACTCAACCACGCCACCAACGGCGGCACATCACCCTGCGAAGGCAAGGTACGCTTCATCCCCATCCGCCGATACAACCGAGGCGACACCGTCATCGTCCCCGAAGCTTTCGAGGTCACCCTCGTCGACGGCGAAGCCAACGCCAAAATCATCGACACCGACGCCATGGGATGCTGGGCCGTCACCGAACTGCCCGGCACCCCACAGGAATACACCCGCTACGTACAGGTGCCATCCACGACCGAGACACTCGAATACACCGAACTCATCGACGTCAACCCCAACACATTCCTGCCCGCCGCCGTCGCCGCAGGTCCACTCCTGCAGATCGCCCTCGCCGCAGACGCACAGGCCGCGCTCGCATACAGTCGCACCCATCCGGACACGCTCGTGCTCTACAGCGAGGAGGCCAGCATCAGCGCGATGACCGCGACCGTCGCCGACATCGCCGCCGTGCGCGCATCCGCCCAGACGCAAGCCAACCATGCGGCCGCATCCGCGGTCAGCGCCGATACGGACGCGCAGACCATCGCCGCAGCCGCACAGACCGCCGCGCACAACCTCGCCAGCGTCGAGGACGCCGCCAACAAGATCGCCGCGATCGCCGACGCCATCACCACACCAACCGAACCTGTCGAACCGGAAGAAACGACTGCGCCGGACGAGACGACGGACACGGAACCACACAGCGAGGAGGCCTGACATGGGCGGCTACTACAACGGCCAACCAATCGGAGTGCCATACCTCAACGGCTCCAAACACAACATGATCCGGGCCAACTCCTGCTTCTTCCCACCGTTCTACAAAATCAGCGACTACTGGACCCGATGGGAGGGCCAACCTAACAACTCAGTCAGCCTGCTCATGCTCAAATGGGACACCAGCGAAATCTACAACTGGCACTACGAATGCGCTAGCGACGGGCACTCGCCGCGCTCGCTGACGTACCGGTTCGCGGACGAGCTGCACGACGGCCGCACCGTCGTACCCATCACCAACTATGTGCACAACCCCGTGCCGATCTCCTCAGGCGAGCACTGCGTCGAAAGCGGAGCCGGCATCCAGCTCGAGCATTACGAGACCAGCGTCAAACTCACCAACAACAACGCCGCCTCGGACACGCTCAACGAAGGCTGGATCATGACCGAGGTAACGCTGCCCGCCGGCGACTACGAACTGCGCGTCAACGTCGTCTCGGTCAACTCGACCTACGGTCCGTCGCAGGGGCCGATCATCAGCGTCGCGGCCGGGGATGCGACGATCGCATCCGCCGACTACCAGGGCAACGGCATCATCCATACGTGCCGCTTCTCGTTGCCGCGCCGCCGCAAGGTGCAGCTGCGGCTGCACGCCAACGTTATCCCCGGCGCCGCGTTCGCGGCAAGCCGCTTCGACCACATCATGTGCATGAGCACGGCCGCATGGGCCGAACTCGACGCGCTCGGCCTGAACTGGTTCGACGAGCACACCGTCAGCGACCCCATCTACCAGGAGGCATCATGATCCGCAACTACCTACCGAACAGACAGGACTACACGACACTCACCACGAACGTAGCGCAGCTGGTCATCGACGAAGACGGGCGTCTATCGGTACAGTCCGATGTCGGGTTCTCTCGTATCGACATCGGCAGCAACGTCGACGTGAACTACGAGATCATCAGACCGGGATGCATCCATATTCCGTCGGCATGCGAACTCGTCTGTGAGGCGCGCGTGCATACCGAGGACAAGGTTGAAGTACAGATGGTCCTGCGTGCGCAACGCGTCGATGGATCCTATGTGCACGGCGCGGACAAGCCGAACATGAGTAGCAATGCCGCCGGCACTCGCACGTTGCATATCGAGACGTCCGTGGACGCTGAATGCTGGATCAGTTGGAAACTGGCATCCCGCACCGCTGGCAAGGGCTTTGTAGTAGACAGGATGCTGCTCATGACACGCGCCGACCATACGGCGATGCTCGTTGGCGGTGTCGTATGGTTCGATGGCCACGCACTAGCGGGGGGGGGGTATGCTCTCCTAGCAGTTATCCACGCGCTCCCCGGCTGGAGGTGGCGGCATGATACGCAATCTGTGTACAACACCATACGGGTCTCAGGCGACGACATACACATGGAATGT